TGAGAATGATTGTCATCACCATCTGGGAGGGTGGGTGTAGAGTTCAGGGGATAGCAACCTCCTGACCGCCCGCCCCCCTTTTTATGCACAACCGCGAAATGAAAAGTTTTTTTCTGGGAGGTTTTTATGGCCGGAAGACGACCAAAACCGACCCACCTTAAGGTCGTTACCGGCAATCCGGGCAAGCGAAAACTTAACGACAAAGAGCCTGCACCCGCGAGAGAAATCCCCAGCCCGCCGTCACACCTCACCGATTGGGGAAAGGTTGCGTGGGGAAAGCTGACCGTTCTGCTTGATGGAATGGGCGTGCTGACCGTCGCCGATGTTCTTGCGCTGGAAAGGCTCTGCGATATCTATGCCGACATTCTTCAGCTGCGAATCACTATTGCCGAAGAGGGAAGGACATACACGGTTCAGACCGAAGGCGGATTTCTTATCAAGGCCAACCCGGCTGTTTCAATGCTGGCTGATGCAGACCGGCGCTTCAAAAGCTACCTGGTAGAGTTCGGCCTGACACCGGCTGCCCGGTCAAAGGTGAACGTGAATGGTGGAAAAAAAGAAGAAGACCCGCTCAACCAGTTCTTCGGTTGATCCGGCGACGCAGTATGCAATGGACGTTACCAGCGGGGCTGTTCTTGCCGGGCCAGATATCCGCGCTGCATGCGCCCGCCACATCCGGGATTTGGAAGAAGGGCCAAAACGTGGACTGTTCTGGGATGTCGAAGCGGTTACGCGTGTTGTTAACTTCTTTGCTCAGGTCCTGAAGCTCAACGGCGGCGAGCATGAAGGTAAGCCTTTCATCCTGCTGCCGTGGCAATGTTTCATTGTTGGCTCCCTGTTCGGCTGGAAGGCGGAAGACGGCACACGCCGATTTCGCATGAGTTACATCGAGTCCGGCAAGGGTTCCGGCAAGTCGCCGCTTGCGGGCGGCGTCGGTCTTTACCTGCTGATGGCAGACAAGGAACCCCGCGCCGAAGTCTACGCGGCGGCCACAAAAAAAGACCAGGCAATGATCCTGTTCCGCGATGCGGTAACGATGGTCGATCAGTCGCCCGCGCTGGCACAGCGCATCACCAAATCTGGCACCGGGCTTAACGTGTGGAACCTTGCGTTCCTGCAGACAGGCTCTTTCTTTAAGCCGATCAGCTCCGATGATGGTCAGTCAGGCCCGCGCCCGCACGGCGCACTGATTGACGAAGTGCATGAGCACAAAACAAACGCCGTTGTTGAGATGATGCGCGCCGGTACAAAGGGCCGCCGTCAGGCGCTGATGTTCCTCATCACCAACAGCGGCCACGATAAAACCAGTGTCTGTTTCGAATATCATGAATACGGTCGCAAGGTGGCGGCCGGTGATTTGGTCGATGACAGCTTTTTCAGCTTCATCTGTTCGCTGGATGAGGGCGACGACCCGTTTAAAGATGAAGCATGCTGGGGTAAAGCGAATCCGTCTCTGGGTCAGACCTTCACGGATAAATACCTGCGGGAGCAGGTGACGCAGGCTCGCGGCATGCCATCAAAAGAGAGCATTGTACGACGCCTGAACTTCTGCCAGTGGGTGGAAGCGTCCGATCCGTGGATTGACAGCGACACCTGGATGAACTGCGAACAGGAATTTAATCCGGAGGATTTAGCGGGTGAAGAGTGTTATGGCGGTCTGGACCTGTCCGGTTCACGTGACCTGACGGCGCTTGCGCTTTACTTTCCGAAATCCAAAAAGCTTTTAGTTGAGTTCTGGACGCCGAAAGATTCTCTGCTTGAGCGCGCTAAAACTGACCACGTTCCCTATGATGCCTGGCTGCGTAACGGCTTTATTCACGCACCACCGGGTAAGGCGGTCAACTACGGTTTTGTGGCGGTGCGTATCGGTGAACTGGCGGCCAGATACGATATTAAGTGCATCGCGTTTGACCAGTACCGCATCAAGTATCTGGAGCCAGAGCTCGAAAGCGAGTCTGTGAGCGTTGACCTTGTTCCGCATGGTCAGGGCTTTTACAAGGCGCAGGAGTCCGGGTTGTGGATGCCGCGCTCTATTGAGCTGTTTGAGGAGCACCTGAATAACCGGGCGCTCATCATCCGGCCTAATCCCTGTTTGCGCTGGAATGCAGCCTCTGCGGTGCTCGAGGCTGACCAGAAGGACAACCGCATATTTGCCAAAAAGAAAAGCACCGGCCGTATTGATGGCGTGGTGGCTTCCGCTATGGCAATCGGTGCAGCAGAGGATGCGGTGCTGGTAGATAGCGGTGATCCTGATGACTTTTTTGATGACCCGATCATGGTAGGTATCTGATGAAGGAAAAAAAACAGCCGGGTCGCATCAAGAGCGCGATTGTTAACTGGCTCGGTGAGTCGATTGGACTTAATGATGCCGCGTTCTGGCAGGAGTGGTACGGCACAAGCAGCAGCGGGAAGGTCGTTACAGCAGAGAAATCGCTGCATCTGTCCGCCGTCTGGGCCTGTGTTCGCCTGCTGAGTGAGTCAGTTTCAACCCTGCCGATGAAGGTTTACGAACGGGCCGCTGACGGCTCACGCAAGCTTGCGCTTAATCATCCGGCATATCAGTTGTTATGCCGTCGCCCAAACAGCGAAATGACGCCGTCGCGCTTTATGTTGATGGTGGTTGCCAGCATCTGCCTGCGTGGTAATGCCTACGTTGAGAAAAAGATGATTGGCACCAAGCTGGTCTCTCTGGTGCCGCTGCTTCCTCAGTGTATGGAGGTGGATCGGCTGGACAGCGGCGAACTGCAGTACACCTACACAGAGAAGGGCGTGCCGCGCATCATCCCGGTTAAAAATATGATGCACATTCGGGGGTTTGGTCTCGATGGTGTTTGCGGGATGATGCCGATGCGCACTGGTCGCGACGTGTTTGGCGCAGCGATGGCGGTCGAAGAGTCAGCCGCAAAAATTTTTGAAAATGGTATTCAGACGTCAGGCTTCTTTCTTTCAAAGAATCTGCTGACCAAAGAGCAGCGACAGAAAAACCGCGAAAACCTTAACCGGTTCGTTGGTTCAAAAAACGCGGGCAAGGTGATGGTGCTTGAGGGTGATATGTCCTATCAGGGCATCACCCTTAACCCTGAAGATGCTCAGATGCTGGAGTCACGGTCATTCAGTATTGAGGAAATCTGCCGCTGGTTCCGCGTGCCGCCGTTTATGGTTGGTCACGTTGATAAGCAGAGCAGCTGGGCGTCGAGCGTTGAAGGCATGAACCTTCTGTTCCTGACTAATACGCTTCGCCCGATGCTGGTGAATATAGAACAGGAGATATCACGTTGCCTGCTGAACGGTGATGAAGACCTGTTTGCTGAGTTCTCCGTTGAAGGTCTGCTGCGTGCCGACAGCGCAGGGCGCTCCGCTTATTACACCACCGCGCTGCAGAACGGCTGGATGTCCCGTAATGACGTGCGCCGCCTGGAGAATCTGCCACCGATTGAAGGTGGTGATATCTACACCGTACAGCTGAACCTTACACCGCTTGAAGACCTGCGCAAAAACAGCACCGCCGCAAGGGCCACACTGTTGCGCGAAGTTCACAACGCCGTTTTCCCGGACATTCCTTTCGAACAATCACCGCTTAAACATGCGGCTTAGGAGCATCCCCAATGACAGTAAAAAGTCTTCCGGCCGCACCGGAGGGACGGCCTTTTGCGCGCGAAAATCGCGATCTGCCGTCTTCTGCAATGGATCGCTGGAACGGCGGCATCAAAGCCGCAAAGAGTGATGACAACAGCATTTCCGTGTTCGATGTCATTGGCGCTGACTGGTACGGCGATGGTGTTACCGCCAGCCGCATTGCTGCCGCGCTCCGCTCAATCGGCGGTGCTGATGTGACCGTGAATATCAATTCGCCGGGCGGCGATATGTTTGAAGGCCTGGCGATTTATAACCTGCTGCGTGAGTACGAAGGGAAGGTCACTGTCAAGGTGCTGGGCCTCGCTGCTTCTGCTGCGTCGATTATCGCGATGGCCGGTGATGAGGTGCAGATCGGTCGCGGTGCTTTCCTGATGATCCATAACTGCTGGGTGTATGCGATGGGCAACCGTCATGACCTGCAGCAGATTGCAGCGGACATGGTGCCTTTTGATAAGGCGATGAACGATATCTATGGCGCACGAACCGGTCTGGATGCGGCCACCATCGACGCGATGATGGATGCCGAAACCTACATCGGCGGTAGCGATGCGGTTGAAAAAGGTTTTGCAGATCGCCTGCTGTCAGCAGATGAGATTGCAGATGGCGACGACAGCCCTGCAGCTGCGCTGCGCAAGTTGGACGCGATGCTGGCAAAAACCGACGCACCGCGCTCCGAGCGTCGAAAACTTCTTAAAGCTTTAACCGGCGGCAAGCCAGGCGCTGCTGCCATCCCTGAAGGTATGCCGGGCGCTACCGACGAAATCAACCCCGAAAATATTGCACAACTTAAAAACGCGCTGGCCGCGTTCGGCAAATAAGGATTAACAATGTCTGAAGTAAATGAAGTTCTGAAGCAGGTTACAGCCAGCATCAACGAAGCCAGCGGCAAGTTTAACGCGAAGGCCGAAGAAGCGCTGACCGAGGCGAAAAAATCAGGCTCACTGTCAGCGGAAACAAAAGCGGCAGTGGATAAAATGGCGAGTGAGCTTAACGCCATGCGTGAAGCAGAAAAAACGCTGAAGGCTGCGCTGGGTGACCTGGAACAGCACGTTGCGCAGATGCCGCTGGCGAATGCGAAAAACGTTATCGAAACCGTTGGGGGTCAGGTTGTTTCCTCCGAAGCGCTGAGAGCTTTTTCAGCCAGCATCGAAGGCAATAAGCGCCTGAGCATTCCGGTTAAGGCTGCGTTGCTGTCGGTCAACTTGCCGGGCCAGATCGTTGCACCTGACCGCCTGCCAGGTATCGATCAGCAGCCAAAACAGCGACTGTTTATCCGAGACCTGATTGCACCGGGCCGTACTGAGTCCAATACCATCTATTGGGTTCAGCAGACTGGATTTACCAACAATGCGGCGACCGTCGCTGAGAACACTAAGAAGCCGTACAGCGATATCACTTTTGCGGAAAAAATCACGCCGGTCCGCACTATCGCGCACCTGTTCAAGGCCGCCAAGCAGATTCTTGATGATATGCCGCAGCTGCAGTCGACGATTGACGCCGAACTGCGCTACGGGCTGAAGTACGTTGAAGAGCAGGAGATTCTGTTCGGCGACGGCACCGGCACGCACCTGAACGGTATCGTTCCGCAGGCATCTGCATATGCTGCTGCCTTCAGCGTGGCGAATCAAAGTGGTATTGATGATCTGCGACTGGCTATGCTGCAGGCGCAACTGGCGCGCTTCCCGGCGTCCGGCCATGTTCTGCACTTCATTGATTGGGCGAAGATCGAGCTGACTAAGGACTCGCTGGGTCGTTACATTCTGGCGAACCCGGCAGCGCTGACTGGTCCTACCCTGTGGGGTCTGCCGGTTGTCGCGACCGAAGCGGCTGCGTTCCAGGGTAAATTCCTGACCGGCGCATTTAATGCCGGTGCGCAGATTTTCGATCGCGAAGATGCCAACGTGGTTATCTCCACTGAAAACGCCGACGACTTTGAGAAAAACATGATCTCAATCCGCTGTGAGGAACGTCTGGCGCTGGCCGTTAAGCGTCCTGAAGCGTTCGTTTACGGTTCCTTCACCGCACCTGCTGCAGCTGCGTAACAGCAACGGCGGCCTCCGGGCCGCCTTTCCGGGAGTTACTTATGAAACTGCTTTTGATTAAACCGAATTACTTCGGCGGCACGGTCGTGTCCGAAGGCAATACCATTGAGACCGACGAGCAGCATGGCCGCGAGTTGATTAAAAAAGGCTATGCAGAGCTGGTTGAAGACGGTACTGCTGCTCTGCCAGAGCCAGAGCCAGAGCCAGAGCCAGAGCCAGAGCCAGAGCCAGAGCCAGAGCCAGCAAAAGGTAAAAACAAAAAAGGCTGAACACCATGCTGCTGACGCTCGAAGAAATTAAACAGCAGTGCCGTCTTGATAGCGACTTCACGGAAGAGGATCGGCTGCTTGAGCTTTTTGCGCTGGCAGCCGAGGCAAAGGCGGTGACTTACCTCAATCGCAATCTGTATAAAACGGTGGCAGATGTTGCGCCTCTTGATACGGACGGCATGGTCATCACCGAAGATATCCGGCTTGCACTGCTGATGCTGGTCAGTCACTGGTATGAGCACCGCAGCTCAGTGTCAGAGCTGGAAATGACGGAGACGCCGCAGGCGTTTGAGTTCCTGCTGTATTCACGGCGTCTGCCGGTGTCGGGGTATTAGCATGCAGCGACGCTCATCAAATACCAGTGCCGTTTACACGCTGCCCGATCCCGGTGAGCTGAATAAGCGTATTCACCTGCGCCAGCGCATCGACCAGGCCGCAGCGGATTACGGCATAGAGCCGGTCTATCAGAATGAAACGGACGTCTGGGCGAAGGTCCGGCAGGTAGGTGCTACCACCTATCATGAATCAGTTCAGGCTGACGAAACCATAACCCACTACATGACCATCCGTTATCGACGGGGAATCACTTCAGATTTTGAGGTGGTTTACGGCGGTTATGTATATCGCGTTAAGCGCCTGCGCGACCTCAACTCAGCCGGTCGTTACCTGTTGCTGGAGTGCGAAGAGTTGAGGGCTGTGGACAGCGACGGAGAGATGTATGGCTAAGCCGCTTCTGCACGTTGATTTTCAGCAGCCCAAAGACCTCGTTTTTAACCGGGCAAAAATGCGCCGCGCCTTCATTCAGATTGGTCAGGTTCACATGCGTGATGCCAGGCGTCTGGTCATGCGTCGTGGTCGTTCCGCGCCGGATGAGTATCCGGGATTCAGGACTGGCAGGCTGGCACGGTCAATCGGCTATTACGTTCCCCGCGCATCAAAAAGCCGTCCGGGCCTGATGGTGCGCATCGCGCCAAACCAGAAGCGGGGCGAGGGTAACCGACTCATTGAGGGCGACTTTTACCCCGCGTTTCTGTTCTACGGCGTGAAGCGTGGTTCTAAGCGCAAAAAGAGCCATCACAAAGGGAAATCCGGCGGTAATGGCTGGCGGGTTGCCCCGCGTAAAAACTACATGACCGAAGTGCTGGAGGCGCGCAAAACGTGGACGCGTTATGTGCTGACCCGTGCGCTGCGTACCTCCCTGCGTCCTGAAAGGAAAAAGAAATGAAGCTATCACTTGTGATCGCCGCTCTCCGGGCGCGATGTCCGATGTTCGCTGGCAACGTAGCCGGGGCGGCTGAATTCAAGTCTATCCCCGAAACCGGGAAGATGAAGCTGCCGGCGGCGTATGTGGTGCCGACCGAAGACGTCACCGCTGAGCAGAAGTCCCTGACTGACTACTGGCAGAACGTAACCGAAGGCTTTGCGGTTGTCGTAGTGCTGGACAATACGCGCGACGAGCGCGGTCAGGCAGCAGGTTATGACGCCGTGCATGATGTGCGGCAGCAAATCTGGAAGGCACTTTTGGGCTGGGAGCCGGATGAAGATGCTGGCCCCGTCGCATATTCTGGCGGGCAGCTTCTGGATATGGACCGGGGCCGACTCTACTACCAGTTTGAATTCATGCTGACGCGGGAAATCACCGAAGAGGACACGCGGCAGCAGGATGATCTTGACGCTCTGGATGAGCTGAAAACGGTCGAAATCGACGTTGACTACATCGATCCGGGTAACGGGCCTGACGGCATCATTGAACACCACACCAAAATCAACCTCAGCGAGTAAATCATGCAACTCAGACCTAAGCGCGGGCGGTCAGTTCCTGACCCTGTCCGGGGCGATCTGCTGCCTTCAGAAGGCCGGAACGTCGAAGAGAGCAGCTACTGGCACCGCCGCATTGCGGATGGTGATGTCGAAGAAGTCAGTGCGGAAGAAGAAAAGCCCGCAGCTGACGCCAAGAAAAAGGGCGGTGAATAATGTCAGTCTCGTTCCCCAATATTCCGTCAGACCTCCGCGTGCCGTTGTTCTGGGCGGAGATGGACAACAGCGAAGCGAACACCACGCAAGATAGCGGCCCATCGCTGCTGATTGGCTTTGCCTCTGCCGACAGCTCCATCGTTAAAAATAAGCTCACCATCATGCCGTCAGCGGCACTGGCGGGTAAGGTTGCAGGTCGTGGCAGCCAGTTAGCACGTATGGTGGCGCGCTATCGTGCCGTCGATCCATTTGGTGAGCTGTGGGTTATCGCGGTAACTGAGCCTGATGGCGAAACCGCCAAAGGAACTGTGACGCTAACCGGCAACGCACAGGCGTCAGGTTCGCTGAGTCTTTATATTGGCGCGGTACGCGTTCAGGCCGCTGTGGTAACCGGCGATGCCCCTGCAGCAGTGGCCGCCACACTTGCAGCCGCAATTAACGCTAACGCAGACCTGCCCGTGACAGCAGCAGCAGCAGCTGGTGTGGTGACGCTCACTGCTCGCCACAAGGGGCTTACCGGCAACAGCATTCCTCTGGCGCTGAACTACTACGGCACCGTGGGGAGCGAAACTACGCCTGACGGGGTTAACGCTGTGATTGAAGCGATGGCGGGCGGTGCGGGTTCACCGTCACTGGCTGCAACCGTGGCCGCGATGGGCGATGAGCCGTTTGACTTCATCGGCACGCCGTTCAGTGATTCCGCCTCGCTAGCGACGCTGGCGCTGGAAATGAACGATTCGTCCGGACGCTGGGGCTATGCACGTCAGCTTTACGGTCACGTCTACACCGCAAAAATCGGCGCGCTCTCCGACCTGGTGGCCTTCGGCGACACCATGAACAACCAGCATATTACCGTTGCCGGTTATGAGCCTGCTGTTCAGACAGCAGCAGATGAGCTGGTCGCGCTGCGTACCGCCCGTAACGCGGTATTTATCCGCAATGACCCGGCCCGACCGACCCAGACCGGTGAGCTGAACGGCGCATTACCGGCACCTGCAGGCAGCCGTTTTACCCTGACCGAGCAGCAGTCGCTGCTGAAGCACGGTATTGCCACGGCCTACGCTGAGAGCGGCGTGCTGCGCATTCAGCGCGATATTACCACCTATCAGAAAAACGCCTATGGCGTGGCGGACAACAGCTATCTGGACAGTGAAACGCTGCATACCAGCGCTTACGTTATCCGTCAGCTGAAAAGCATCATTACCAGTAAGTACCCTCGCCACAAGCTGGCGAATGACGGTACGCGCTTCGGTCCGGGACAGGCCATTGTTACGCCTGCAGTGCTAAAGGGTGAGATGTGCGCCAGTTATCGCACCATGGAGCGCGCCGGGATCGTGGAGAACTTCGATCTCTTCAAGCAGCATCTGATGGTGGAGCGCAACGTGAGCGATCCAACCCGCGTAGATGTGCTTTTCCCGCCGGATTACGTCAACCAGCTGCGCGTGTTTGCGCTGCTTAATCAGTTCCGTCTGCAATACAGCGAGGAGACCGCGTAATGGCAAAGATTGCGGGTACAGCATACGTCAAGGTGGACGGCCAGCAGCTGTCGCTGACCGGCGGCATTGAGGTGCCGATGAACACCAAAGTGCGTGATGACGTGATCGGCCTGGCCGGTGACGTGGATTACAAAGAAACGCACCGTGCGCCTTACGTCAAAGGCACATTCAAAGTTCCGAAGGCGTTTCCGGTCACCAAACTGATGGACTCAGACCAGATGACCATCACCGCCGAACTGGCTAACGGCATGGTTTACGTGCTGTCTGAGGCCTTCCAGTTCGGTGAAGCTAACCACAATGCGGAAGAGGGTACGGTAGACCTCGAATTCCACGGCTCAGAAGGATTTTATCAGTGAGTGAACTGCAACTTTCAAAACCTATTACGGCACATGGCGAAACCCTTCATGTGCTGGAGCTGCGTGAGCCATCTTTCGATGAGATTGAGCAAGTCGGTTTTCCTTTTACCATTGGCTCTGAAGGCAATATCAAAATCGACAGCTCGGTATCGCTGCGCTATATCCCGGTACTGGCCGGGATTCCGCGATCATCTGCCAGCCAGATGGCGAAGATTGATATTTTCAAAGCCTCAATGACGATTCTGGGTTTTTTTACCGGCTCGGGAGCGGGAGAAATCTCCGGCAGCGATGTTACAACGTCGCTCACTTCTGGCGAATAAACCCTCTTGAACTGAAGCGGTCAGCTCTTTCCGATTTTCTGGAGCTTGAGGAAGAAGCAGTGCGCATAAGCGAGGAAATAAAGAATGGCTGACAGCTTCCAGTTAAAGGCCATAATCACAGCCGTTGACCAACTCACCGGCCCGATGAAAGGGATGCAGCGCCAGCTGAAGGGGTTTCAGAAGGAATTCTCATCGCTGGCCGTTGGAGCAACTGCTATCGGCGCATCCATCCTGGGTGCGCTGGCTATCCCTGTAAATCAGGCCATTAAGTTCGAATCAACAATGGCTGATATCCGCAAGGTCGTTGACGGTCTGGATAACGCTGACGCTTTCAGAAAAATGAGCCAGGACGTTATTGACCTGTCAACAAAACTGCCGATCACGGCAGACGGTATCGGTCAGATTGTTGCCGCAGCAGGTCAGGCTGGCATCGCCCGAAGTGAGCTTGTCAGGTTTGCAGAAGATGCGGCCAAAATGGGTATTGCGTTTGATCAGACTGCGGAAGAGTCCGGTCAGATGATGGCGACCTGGCGAACCGCTTTCAAAATGACGCAGAAAGATGTTGTCGGGCTGGCGGACAAGGTGAACTACCTCGGTAATACCGGTCCTGCCAGCGCAGCTAAAATCTCTGAAATAGTCACCAGCGTAGGCTCGCTTGCTGCAGTCAACCACGTTTCAACGGGTAATCTTGCCGCGCTGGGTGCAACCATTGCGGGAATGGGGGTGCAGTCTGAAGTAGCCAGTACCGGCATTCAGAACTTCATGCTTTCGCTCTCCAATGCCAATACCGGTAATGCAAAAAAGGTCCTGAAAAAAATCGGGATGACACCTAAGTCTCTTGCCAGTGGCATGGTGAAGGACTCAAAAGCGACCATGCTTAAGGTGCTGGAAGGGATTAAAAATCTTCCTGAAGAAAGCAAGTCAAAAGCGCTCGAATGGCTGTTCGGGAGAGAGTCGATAAAGGCTATTGCACCGCTTCTTAACAATCTCGACCTGCTTCGCAAAAACTTCGGTAAGGTTGCTGATGCACAGCAGTATGCTGGCTCAATGCAAAAGGAGTATGACTCCCGCGCAGACACTACCGAAAACAAACTCACGCTGATGCAGAATGGCATAACAGCGGTGAGCCTTGCGCTCGGCGATGCACTTACGCCACAGCTCAAGCAGGCTGTAGTTGAGCTGATGCCTTATTTAAAGCAGACAGAAAAGTTTGTCAGGGATAATCCAGAGTTGGTCAGATCGGTTGCGAAATTTGCTATCTCACTGATTGCTGTAGGTGCAGCAGTAGGCACTGTCTCACAGGCATTCAAAGTACTAAATTTCGTAATGAATCTGTCGCCCGCCAAGCTGGCTATCGCTGCGCTTGCTGCCGGTGCCTTATTGATTATAAACAACTGGGATCAGGTTGGGCCAATTGTTAAGCAGGTCTGGACTGAGATAGATAATGTCGCTCAGGAAATGGGGGGCTGGCAGACCGTTATTGAGGGCATCGGTGCGGTAATGGCCGGTTCTTTCGCCCTTAAAACGATTGGCTCACTTCAGCAGGCCGTAACTCTTGCGAGTTCGCTTTCTAGCTTGCTGGGCTCAATCAGCCGGTTTGGTGCGATGACCATCACGATTGGCATAGCAATCTCACTTCTTAAGCAGTTGCAGGATTTAGACAAGCAGGCAAATGCGCAGGGTGTAAGTAAGGGTGAGTTTCTGGTTAACCGCATGCAGTCACAGGAGCGGGAGCGGGGATATAACGGATTTTTCCCGAGGCTGCGTGAAATTCTGGGAATGGACAACCCAATACCTGAAGGGCGTTATGATCCAAAGGTGGGACTGGAACGAGCATCTTCTGCAGGCCGCCCGCAAGCGGGCGAGCTTAAGGTAAATTTTGAGAATGCGCCGCCTGGCATGCGCGTTGCTACTCCAGCAGGGAGCGCGACTCCATGGCTTAGTTATGATGTTGGCTACAACCGTTTCAGCGCCAATAAGAGCTAGGAAAAAAGTAGTACAAGCCTTAACCTGGGTTTTCTTATCCTATTTATGGTGATTGTTTATGATTTTCGTGCGTGGGATTTCAATACTTTTAGCAGTCTTCGGTGCAATTTATATTTTGATTATGATGGGAGATCGTGCAGCTGAAAGCCCCGACCTTATCCCCGTTTATCTCGCAGGGCTTTCGCTGGTTATTATTCCTTATTGCATAACGAGGATGATCTCCGATCAACTCAACAGTAGAAAAAAACAATAACCCGCTCCGGCGGGTTTTTTTACGCCCGGAGAAAGCCATGAGCTGGAAAGATAATCTGCAGGATGCCTCACTGCGAGGCATCGCGTTTAAGGTGGACAGCGACGAAGCAACCTTTGGGCGTCGCGTGCAGGTGCATGAGTACCCGAACCGCGACAAACCGTGGGCGGAGGATTTAGGCCGGGCAACTCGCCGCTTCAGCGTTCAGGCCTATCTGATTGGCGATGATTTCTTTGAGCAGCGCAACCGGCTGATTGAGGCTATTGAAAAGCCGGGTTCCTGTACGCTGGTTCATCCTTACTACGGCGAGATGACCGTGGTAGTAGATGATGCGGTTCGCGTCAGCCATTCACAGAGCGAAGGGCGTATGTGCCGCGTCAGCTTCAGCTTCGTTGAGTCCGGTGAATTATCTTTCCCCACCGCTGGACTGGCAACCGGACAGAAACTCACCTCGTCAGTTTCATTCCTGGACGATGCCATTTCATCGGCGTTCGGTGCCTTTGGTATGGATGGCCTGCCGGACTTCCTGCAGGACGGAGTGCTGGATGAGGCGGCAGGCATGTTCAGCACCGTAACCAGCGCCTTTCAGTATGTTGATTCTGGTATCAGCGCCGCATCACGTCTGATGCAGGGCGATTTATCGGTGCTGCTCAGTCCGCCGTCGAGTGGCATGAGCTTTGTTAACCGGTTGCAGACCATGTGGCGCGCCGGAACGCGGCTGACGGGTAACACTTCTGACCTGATGTCGATGATTAAGGGGCTGACCGGTGTCACGATTGATTCGGGTCTGGCCCCGCGCGGTGTCTGGAAAACCGACAGTAAGACAGCACAGGCGCAGACCACGCAGCGCAATTACGTTGCGCAGGCGGTACGCACCACGGCCATCAGCGAGGCAGCCGCAACGGTCACCAGTCTGCCACAGCCTGCAAACCGGACTGTCACGCGCCAGCAGGACCCGCAGCAGCCGGTCGTGGTATCGCATCCTGCCGTCAGCAACATACGGACTGAATCAGGCAGTGCGGCTTCAGATATTGATACCACAGCGACAGGCACCGTTTCCGCATCTTCCGGCGTAACTACCTCTCTTGATAACAGCACCGTCATTTCCTGGGATGATCTCGCGCAGGTGCGTGACAGTCTCAATGAGGCCATTGACCTTGAGATGGAGCGCGTTTCAGATGACGGACTTTACCAGGCGCTGGTCACCGTGCGAACAGATGTTAATCGCGATATCTCTGCACGCCTTGAGCAGGTCGAGCGCATGACGGAGCGCACACCTTCACAGGTGACGCCCGCACTTGTGCTGGCCGCCGACTGGTACGACTCAGCCTCCCGCGCTGGTGATATTACCGCGCGTAACGGCATCCGCCATCCCGGCTTCGTGCCGGTTCAGTCACTGAGGGTGCCGGTGCGATGAACAACACAGTTATTTTACGGGTGAACGGTCAGGAGTGGGGCGGCTGGACTTCGGTCCGGATCGCGGCCGGTATTGAGCGCATCGCCCGAGACTTTACCGTTGAGATTACCCGCAGCTGGCCGGGCGACACCGACCAGGCAAACCGCAGCAACCGCATTAAAAACGGTGACCTCGTCGAAGTGCTGATAGGCACCGATAAAGTGCTGACCGGCTACGTTGAGGCGACGCCGGTCCGGTATGACGCACGTAGCATCAGCGTGGGAATATCAGGGCGCAGCAAAACTGCTGACCTTATCGACTGCTCAGCCACGCCGTCACAATATGCCGGTCGTTCGCTGGCGCAGGTGGCTGCAGAGCTGGCGAAGCCGTTCAGCATTACGGTGGTGGATGCGGGCGGCGCATCCGGTGCGCTTCAGGGAATTCAGGCCGACCAGGGCGAAACGGTCATGGACGTGCTGAACAAGATGCTCGGACTGCAGCAGGCGCTGGCGTATGACAACGCGCAGGGCAATCTGGTTATCGGTGGCATCGGCAGCCAGCAGGCGCATACAGCACTGGTGTTGGGTGAAAACATTCTTTCCTGCGACACCGAAAAAAGCATTCGGGACCGTTTCAGCGACTATCAGGTGTCCGGACAGCGTAAGGGTAACGACGACGACTTTGGCGAGGCCACCACTACGGCCATTCGCTCAAAAACCATTGATGGCGGACTGAAGCGTTACCGCCCGATGATTATCCGCCAGACCGGCAACGCCACCACGGCAACCTGCAGCGCACGCGCAGAATTTGAGATGCGCCAGCGTGCAGCGCGTACCGATGAGGTGACCTACACCGTGCAGGGCTGGCGACAGGGTGACGGCTCACTCTGGCTGCCTAACCTGCAGATTATTGTCTTCGATCCCATCCTTGGTTTTAACAATCGCCATATGGTGATCGCTGAGGTGACCTATCAGCAGGATGAAAACGGCACCGTGACCGAAATCCGCGTCGGGCCTCCGGATGCCTATCTTCCTGAACCAGCGAAGCCTGGCAAGCGTAATAAAAAGAAAGAAGAGGATGATTTCTGATGGCTAACCCGATATCAGGTATGGGCCGTGCGCTGTCAAACCTGCTGGCGCGAGCGGTCGTTCGCGGGCTGAACACGGCAACCAAATGCCAGATGCTTCAGATTGAGATGGCCGGAGGTGAGGGAAAAAGCGATATCGAGCATATGGAGCCTTACGGTTTTACCGCCGCGCCGCTTACCGGTGCAGAGGCCGTGGCCGCCTACTTTGACGGTGACCGATCTCACGGTGTGGTGCTGGTCGTCTCTGATCGTCGCTTCCGAATTAAAGATCTTAAGTCCGGTGAGGTGGCGGTGTATGACGATCAGGGGCAGTCAGTCACGCTGACCCGGGCAGGGATTATCGTCAATGGCGCGGGAAAGCCAATTACTTTTACCAATGCGGCAAAGGCACGATTCGAAATGGACATCGAGTCCACTGGTGAAATTAAAGATAGGTGCGACTCAGGCGGCCTGGCGATGTCAGCAATGCGAGTGACCTACAACGGGCATACGCATGAAGAGAACGGCGATGGCGGCGGCACTACTGATGCGACAACGCAGAAAATGGAGGCGTCATGATTATTGTCATCAACGGCATTCAGCGTGACGTGACCTTGCCGACTGACCCTCTTACCCGAGCGGTAATTATTTCGTTTTTCTCCTGGAGAAAGTCTGAGCCTGACGACAATCCGGAGCAGGATAACGGTTGGTGGGGCGATAGCTTCCCGACCGTCCAGAATGATCGTATTGGATCGCGCCTTTATCTCCTCAGCCGCCAGAAACTTACCAATAAAACTCCACTAAAAGCCCGCGAATATATCAGCCAGGCTTTGCAGTGGCTGGTGGATGACGGCGTGGCGGTTCGTGTGGATGTGAAGGTCGAGCGAACCGGCATTGATACGCTAAGCGCCTCGGTGGTAATCAGTCAGAAAGACGGCAACCGCACGGCATTTTCCTTTGATGATTTATGGAGTGAACTTAATGGCTGACAGTGGATTTACCCGCCCGACACTCCCTCAGTTAATCACCACCGTCCGCAACGATATCCTGACCCGCCTTGCTGCAGATTCAACCCTGGCAGTATTGCGTAGAACTGACGCCGAGGTGTATGGGAGGGTCCAGGCGGCAGCGGTACACACCGTTTACGGGTATATAGATTATCTGGCCCGCAACCTGCTGCCTGACCTTGCAGACGAGGACTGGCTGACGCGGCACGCCAATATGAAGCGATGTCCGCGAAAAGCAGCGACGGCAGCAACCGGATACGTGCGCTGGGACGTGGCCACGAACGGCATTCCTATCCAGGCTGGCGTGACGATTCAGCGTGATGACCTGACGTCCTTCACCACAACCGCGGCGGCTACGTCAGCAGGGGGCGTGCTGCGCGTACCGGTAACAAGTGATACAGCTGGAAAAGTCAGTAACACCGATGACGGGCTGGCCATGCGACTTGTCAGCCCAATTACCGGCCTGCCTTCAGCAGGCGAGGCGGACAGCATTCAGGGTGGCGCAGATATCGAAGATATTGAAGTGTGGCGGGCGCGTGTCATCGAGAGATGGTACTGGACTCCACAGGGCGGTGCTGACGGAGATTATGAAGTCTGGGCTAAGGAAGTGGCTGGCGTAACGCGTGCCTGGGCATACCGGCACTGGAGCGGACGGGGAACGGTTGGGGTCATGGTTGCCAACAGCGACCTGGTGAATCCCATCCCTGACGCTGCAACAGTAGCATCTGTGCAGTCTTATATTGAACCGCGCGCACCGGTGGCCGGGGCTGACATTTATGTGTTTGCTGCGACGCCCCATGTCGTAGATTTTCATATACGGCTTAACCCCGATACTCCGGAAGTGCGATATGCCGTTGAGGCTGAGTTGCGATCAATGATGCTGCGCGATGGCGTGCCAGAAGGTGTGCTTAAACCTTCACGCATCAGTGAGGCAATCAGTATCGCAACGGGTGAATACAGCCACACGCTGGTCAGTCCGGCAGCCGATGTGTCGATTGCAAAAGGTGAGGTCGGCGTAGTAGGGGCTATTTCATGGACATGACAGCTCAGTACCGGCAGATGCTTGGTGCGCTACTTCCGCGCGGCCCTGCGTGGGATGCAGACGATCTGCTGCTGACGGGATTTGCACCTTCACTGGCAGCAGTTCACGGTCGCGGCGACGCACTTATGCTGGAAATCGACCCCCGGTCGGTAACGGAGTTGATTGACCGTTATGAAGAGATAAGTGGGCTTCCCGACAGTTGCGCCCCTGCTGGCGTTCAGACACTTCAGCAGCGTCGCCAGCGTTTGGATGCAAAACTGAATCTGCCAGGCGGTATCAACGAGGCTTTTTATCTCGGGCAGCTTGAAGCGCTTGGCTATACCGGGGTGACTATTACCCGTTACAACAAGAGCCAGTTCACCTGCCTCTCTGACTGTACAGACTCTCTTTATAGCGACGACTGGCGTTACTACTGGCAGGTCAATATGCCAGTGGCCACACAGACTACCCCTATGACAGCGATCAGTAACTGCACCGACAGCCTCAGAACATGGGGTGACACTATTGCCGAATGCGTTCTTGAGAAGCTGGCACCGTCACACACTTACGTAATTTTCAGATACACGGAGTAAGCATGCATCGCA